ACAAATAAAGACGGCTTGTATGGCACTCGTCTAAGAACTCTTTCGTTGTCTTCAATGCCACGATAAAGAATGTTGTCTCTGACTAGAAAAAAATTTGTATATTGCTTGTTCATATTGCAAGATCATAGCATAGTCAACTAATTACGTCAACTGATATATTATGCAATGAGCTATTCGATTTTATCAAATACGTGCTATTTACCGCAGTCAACTAATTGCATCAACTGTTATACTATGCAAGGGTCTTTGGTATTATGATACCACTTCCGAATAAGGAATTATATTTGTTTAGTAGTTCTACTATTGGCTCATATGAGCAGACCATTGAAGACTTTCTTATAGTGAATTTTTTGCTGTCTGCAAGAGGTGCAAACGGAGACAAATATATCGTAGTAGATTCGGGGTTATTTTGAGAGGGAGCTTGATGAACAACCACGACATTTTCAATTACAATAGTATCATCACACTCTGAAATTTTACCGCCCAATAACTCTTCACCTGTAATAAGCCTAATCACCAAAGCACTCATAATTTACCTCAAAAATAATTCTTTTTCTGCTGTGCGCCGTCTAGTTAACCCAGGTAAAACTTTACCTTTTGCTTTATTCCATCTAGAAAATTCTTCAGCGGCACCCAAAAAATCTTTTGCATTTATCTTTTTTAGTAGAGTGGACTTTTTAAAATTTTCAGCGCCCAAATTATAAACAAAAGATACTAAAGCATCAAACTGAGTTTGAGTTAATTCAACTTTAACTAAAAAATTTATAGAATCCTCAAATCGTTTAAGGTCTTGTTCTAATAAAACATTAGCCTCGTCTACAGTAACTTTATGGCCGCTATTCACTGGATTTCCATTAATTTTGGTTGTACCAAATCCTATTGTTAGAACTCCAGCGGGACACAAATATGGGAAAGCACTAAAGCCTTCGTACATTTTTATTAAGTTTTTTCCATCTTTTCCGGTTTTCATATAACAGTATTTATAACGCCTCTTTATTTACCACTATGGTATGATATTTGCCCAAATTTAATAAGTTAAAACTAAACGCCGAATTTACTGGATTATAAGACTCGTCACATATTGATGCATTACAAAAATTTACATTCGGCAGCGCATCGCTAATATAATGCCCATTTCCATCGTGTATGTGACCGAACACATGTAAAAATAGGTCTTTCAATTCACGCACTTTATTTAGTAAGTCAATACAACCCACATGATTATTATTAACCATGTCACCTATTCCAAAAGGAGGCCCATGTGTTATTAAAACTTGAGTGTCTGCTGGTATATTATTCCAGACCGCTTGTATTTTTTCGCCTCGGTCTAAATTAAATGCCCAATTAAAAAATGTTGGCTGCCACGGAGATCCGTAAAATTTAATTCCCTCAAAAATAAATTCAGAGTCTTCTAAATACTCAACCTTATCATTAAATGTAGATTTCAACACTTCGATGGCTAAAGTTTTTTGCTTCATTAAGCACCAGTCGTGATTTCCCGCAATTAGAAATGCTTTTTTAAATGCGCTTTCATACTTTTTTAGCCACTTTACAAAATTTTCAAATTGCCAGATTTCTCCGCTAGAGCATACATCTCCAGATATTATTAATACATCGCATTCGGGTATAGTTAATCTATTCTGTTTGCAGTGTGTATCTGAGATGCAAAGTATTTTCATGATTGAGTTCCGGTTGAGCCGAATCCACCAACTCGATTTGACTTTTGTGTTGGTTCAATGTCAGTTTCAATAAGAGTTGCTCTACTATCGACAACAAGTTCAGCCTGACATATTCTAGTTCCGTGTGTGAGTATTTGGTCAAAAGAACTGATGTTATGAATTGGAACAAAAACCTCATCAAAGTAATCTTCGTCAATAACGCCCTCACAATTAACTAGTGTGAGTCCATTCTTAATTGAAATTCCACTTCTGGGGTGAAGTCTTATAGAACAATTTATTGGAATTCTAAATTTTAAACCAGTTGGCACCAGCACCCTAGCCATTGAAGGAATTGTAAGTCTACCGTTTTCTATAAACAACTCTGAAACATCCTCAAATCTTTTATCTCCAAACTGTTTTGGCACAAACGCTTTTATTAGAGAGTCTGAGGTCAAGCAAGCCGATAGATCAAAACAAGCTGAGTATGTTGTTGCATACTTAGGAATAATCGCCTCTGGCTTAGACTTAAAAATGTATAATGTATTCATAATATAATCACTTAACTATTTTTTATTTCTACTATTGCCAATATTATATTTTGCTTCTAACTTCCAGTTAACTTTATCTTTAAACGGAACTATTTGTATAGAAGATATTGGGCAAATAGGAGACTCGCACTTATGCTTATCAACAATCGATATTAATTTCCATTCACTTAGAACATTAACTATTGTATTTCTTCTAGCTATATCATCTTGAGTAAAATCTGTTGGTTTTCCGTCTAACTTAAACAGCTCTTTGAAATGAACTATGAAATATCTACTCTCTTTAGTATCTTTATCACGTTTATGTAGAATGTGGCAAGATTGAAATAGAATTCTTTCTCTTTTAGATGATACGCCTATTCTAGTTAATGTTTCTTTAACTTTCAAAAAATCTTCTGGCGTAGCCAATTTAATTTCTACCAATGAATCAATAGCGCTCATATATTACATAACTCTATTTTCGCCCCCCAAAAACATTAAATAAAAATGTAAGTATATTACTTTTTGGTTTGGGCAACACAATCTTATTGATGTCTTTTAAAATAGAAATACAATCTTTTATATTTTGATTGTTATCTTCTATTAAAATTTCTATTTGCTTAAGAGTTCTTATCAACTCTTTAGCATATTCGTTATATTTATCTTCCATTTTTACCACCTTTATTGAGTTTACTCTTCATATACTCAATATCACTCTCGGAAAACAATCTTAAAAGCTCTTTGGCTTTTTTATCACTACAGCCATGATATTCAGCGATGACATCTATTAAGTCTTGCTTGGTATGTTTTATGTATTTAAAAAACCGCTTATTCTTCTTAATTGCATGAAAGTAGTAATCATATTGCATGTCTTTAGGAAGATGCGCATTGCAATTCATCTCTTGAGCATACATTATAGTGTCTATACTCATAGACAACCACCGATTTACCATGTATGGATTATATTGAGATATGGCATCTTCGTTAATAGTGCCGGTTTTTGTATATGATATATCATTTAGTATATCAAATATTTTTAGGTCAGAATCTTTTGACACTACTTAAACTCCGAGGTTAAGCCCAATTCTATTAAACATGCCATTAGATTTATTTCAGTATCAGCGACTAAAGTATTCATATACTTTGCGATAATAAGAATTGCATTTGGTATTGAAGATGGAGTCAAATTATCTTTTAAATTATCATATAACTTTCTATATATAGTGGTGGGATCATTTTCTAAATTTTCAACCACCCACTCTCTAACCTCTTGAAACTTCTTATCTTTCATGCTTCGATACAATTTGGTTATATTTACATCGCCAGCAAAAGATAATATACCCTCGTCTATTTTGCCATACTGTTGACTGAATGCCTGAAGTTCGTTTAATAGTCGCCTAAAGTCTGGAAAAAATTTAACTACAATAGAAGCAAGAGCCTTTCCGTCATACTCAACGCCCTCGGCCTGAAGTATAGCAACAACTCTCTTATAGCACTGAGCTATCAGCTCTTGCTTCTCATCTTTAGGTATTCTAAACTCTTTTATTGAACACCTAGATTGAAGTGGCTCAATAATTTTATTTTTAAAATTGCAAGTGAGAATAAATGAGCAGTTTGCGGAGAATTCTTCCATAACACCACGAAGTGCTGGCTGAAAGCTCTGTGGATTTAAGTAGTCGGCCTCATCTAGTATAATTACCTTTCTTTTACCATTAAAAGAAAGGCCAGAGGCAAACTGCTTAACCGTAGTTCTCAGGGTATCAATGTTTCTATCGTCAGATGCATTGATTACGATATTTGAATATTCAAGCTCTTCACATAAGGCTTTTGCTACCGTGGTTTTACCTATACCCGCACTACCGCATAGCAGCATGTGTGGTAACTTTCCACCATTTACTATACCCAAAAAGGTGTCTTTTAAATTTTTGGGCAAAATGCACTCATCAACCTTACGTGGACGATACTTTTCCATCCAGACAATATGTTTTCTATTTTCACTAATTTGCATAATATAATTAATAAGATAAGCACTGTTAAGATTAATTCTACTGCGTTTTTGATGCCAAATCAAGCTCTTTTATAGCAACTTCAGTCAACTCTGCAATATGTTTGATATCAGTGTCATCTAGATTTTTTTCTGAATGTTTTTGAAGTAGAGATGCAAATATGACAGATTTTGACAATAGGTATATGTTATATTTTACCATATGGCCTAGAACAAAATAGTCTTTATTTTTTTCACTATTTTTGAATATGGTCGCCAGCAATTTCTTCAACATTAGTTTTACTTTCCATTAATTCAATAAACTTTTTCCACTCTTTTATTTTAGAGTTTAGTTTTATCTTTTTATAAGAACTTTTAGCATTAACGAGCTGAGACTCTAATGCGTCAACAGCTCGTTTTGCATATGATATTGGGTCTTTTAATAATTCGATAGACATATTATGCTTCCATTACGACCCAATATTGAACACCCGTGTTCTTGCCGATAAAATGTGCTACCGATGGTGAAAGTTCAACATCATATGTGTCTGAGATTATTTTCAGATTTTCAAACAGCATATTAAATGTCTGATCAAATTCTCCTCTAGTCTTGCTAGATAAAGTTACCGTGTACTTGTTCTGAGTAGACTTTGATGCCAAATCACGAACTACAATCTTAATTGAATCTTGACTGCCAATAAAACTAATGTGAGTTAGAGATAGTAAAGATGCACTGAGGCGTATCGACTTAAGATCTGATTCAGTTACGGTAAACCTATGCACTATTGAATCTTCATGAAATACTGTAGGAATCTTATTTCTAGTTGGCATAGCATCTTGAACATTAGTTGGGTCTGAATAAAAATAATCTAATGTTGAACTTGATGCCTCATTTGAAAATACAACCTTATCATCTTCAAAAATAAGAGATGAGTTCTGTTGTGCGCTATTGACCGCTAAAAATTCTCCGAGGTTGTATATTGCAAAATCTTTCTCAAACGGAACATCTAGCTCGGCATCTGCAACAATTCTAAGTTGAGGATCAACAGTAACTAATGATGAGTGCTTTCTAATAAAAATTGAGTTGTTGATTTCAGAAAAATTCTTTAGTATTTTTAGTGTGGTATCAGATAGTTTCATTGTATTCTCCATAATAAAATGTGCGTCCCCAATATTGGGGACGCAAGCGTGTTCTTATTTATACATACCAATAGGTATCTGTAGTAAGATTCTTTGGTAGAGAAGTAGAAACCAAAGTATATGCGGTAACTGAGCGACCACGATTTGCCCCTCCACGAACTACATACTTTTGCGTAGAAATGTCAAATCCAGCCTCTCGGAGATCATAAATTCTAGCAGCAAGCCTACGAATTCCATATCTCGACTTTGCCTCGGCCTTAGTTATGTGCTTTCCGGTTCTAAGCCTACGAAACAACTTTTGATTTTGACTCAACTTATTCATCATTAACACCTTAATTTTATACATTATTAAAAGATAGCATAAAAGAATTTTCATGCTATCTCAGCTATACTACTTTTACTACTTATTGTCAATACGCTACTTTAGAATTTCATACAAAGATGATTCTGTTGACGAATTGGCACTTTCATTTACGTTATTAGGCAACTCAGAATCAACAAAAACTTTTTTGTATTCATCAATGGCATCGTAAAAATCCATAAATGATGTTTTTGTATATGAATCAAACCTAGATATACAAAGTTCTATGGCTTGTCGTCTAATACCATAAATTCTATTTTTATGCTCTGCCGGAGATTCAGCGTCATCGGTTGACGGATGACCCAATATAGCATAGGCATTGGCTATGTGAACTAAACGCCTAGTGCTTATTAAGTCATTTATTCCTCCGCTTTCATACGTTTTTCTTGTACCATTTGCCCAAGATACAAGTTTCATTATAAAATCTGAAGTGTGTTCGCCTCCAAGACTGTTGTTTGTAAATACATTTGCCAATATATTTCTCTCAATGCCTTCTGTCGGATAACCCTGCTCTATAGTTGCACAAAATCTCTCAAGAAATGCCTCATTAAGAATGTTTGTGCCAATGAATTTGCCACTTTCAGAGCCTTGACCTTTGGTGTTAGCAGTTGCGATTATATTGAATCCTGAATTGGGCTCAACAAATTGATTAATCTTCTTCAAGAAGATTCCCTTGCCCTCAAGAACTGGCTGTAAGCAAAGAAGTTTATTACTACCCAAGTCAACCTCATCTAATAGAAGAACGCTACCAGTCTTCATAGCTCTAATAACTGGACCATCAAACCACTTAGTGCAGTCATTAACTAATCTAAAGCCACCAAGAAGATCATCCTCATCGGTCTCTATTGTAATATTGACTCGATATAAAGACCGATTATTTCTGGCGCAAGCCTGTTCTACTGAAAATGTTTTGCCATTACCGGACAAACCTGTTATGAATATAGGATAAAACTTTTTTGATTTGATTATTGAAGATAGTAAATTGAAATCGCCATATTTGACAAAATTTTCGTCTACTTTTGGTATCAAATTAGACTGCTCTTCAGGCTTTGCCATATTCATTTCAGCTACACTAGATGTAGGGCCAGTTGAATTTTTTGCGAGGCTATATTGTCCGTGTGATACTTTATATCTAGGATCAGAGATAAACCAACCAACATTACTATAGCCATTTTGAACATTAAATTCATTAAGTTCACATCTTTTAAATGTGGCGTTTGAAAATCTTTTAGCTAACTCTTGTAGATACTGCTCACGGTTATTATTAGTATTCATTTATATCACCCAATGCATAATGTTTAACAACTTATAATGAAAGCATATCACAAAAAAATTATTATTGCAATATATTTTTTATACTATTCACTATAATTTGTTATGAGGCGCATTCCAAAATTATTTGGTTCGGCGGGCAATAACACAGTTGGTTTCAATTTAAGTTTATTCTTTTTAAATGGTCTATAATCTACGTAATGATGCCAGCGATCATATCGCCATACCACCTTGCACACATCTGGATATATATCTGCCAACATTTTAGATTTGGCTAATGTACCAACACTATTGTACCTATGACCCTCAGTATCTACTCTGGTGTCAGACTTTATAGCTTCTCCAGTCTGTGGATTAATTCCAACTTCATAATGATAAAACTCGTCGGTGCAGCCACCTTTAACCGTTTGTGTTGCACACTTGCCCTGCATAAATGCATTAAATTGAATTGTGCAGTCGCCATCACTTAGAACATCTAAACTCAATAT